GCGTGACGTGCGTTTTCGCACACATTGCAGTTTACTGGCGTGTGTGTGACTGCCACTCGTTCGGAGTAAGGTATTGTGGAGAGTTGGGTCACGCCCCTTATTCCCTCCACGACTGGGAAATTAACTACGGGTGAACCCAGATTCTAGACTTCCCCCAGGTAGGTGCTACGGGCCCAACTGGAAAGGGGTCTATGGAGACGTAATATACGGCGCGAGTCGCCATCGCGGACCGGACAGTCTCCTGGTCAAGGGCGAGAGCAGTACTCATCCCTTTCGCTGCGGTGAGATGATGAGACCGAGAAAGCTTTAGTGTAATGTGGGCTCGTTAAATAAGTGCACGAGAACAGCGTAGTGCACACCCACCGTCCCGCGTCCTGATGTAGGTGCGGACAAGATGAATTGCATTCCCCAGACTAAACAAAATAAACAACAAAAACGGAAAAACGGCGTTCCATCCACCCAGGAGTTTGCCCGTTTGGAAAACATGATTAGATCGATGAAATTGAAGGAAAAGAAGGTGAAAGGGAAAAACCCGCAGCCTAAGGTCTCCGAGGTGGGTATTTCGCACTGTGCCGCGAAGTATGCACTTGCGATTTCCGATCCTTGGGCTAAGGACGCTCAAGGGGCTTGTGTCCCACGACACCCTTCCCGGCCATCCCAGAAGATCACTGAGTACAACCGATTTCAGCTCACGCTGGGTGGTAGTTCCGCCGCCAACGCTACTGTGGGCGCTATATTCGTTTTGCCTTCATTGGCCAACGATGCGCCCACCATTCTTTACGCGGACAACATCGCACAGTTGGGCGCTTTGCCCACTGCAGCGCAGATACAGGCATTGTTGCCTTTCATGCGTGTTGTCAACCCAAATTCGCCATACTCTAGCGCATCCTTTACAGAGACGTTTGGACCCGCATCGGGCCCAAGCGTCCAGGGGCGCATCGTGTCGTCGGGTATTTCCATCCAGTACATGGGCAGCGAGCTTTACATGGGCGGGACTTACAGTATGTTTGTTTCACCAAATCATGATAACCTCGCAGCCTACAACGGATCAGCCCTTGCCTCATATGATGAGACGCTCATTGAGCGTATCACTCAGAAAAAGCAGTGGCTTGTTACAAGTGGTATTGATGAGGGAGAACTCGTGTACAATTTGAACACTGCTATTGATAGCACTGGCACTTCATTGGTGACCCCGCTGGTTTACCCTTATTCCAACGGACAAACCTTTAATTCCAGCACTTTGACGTCGCAGTGGTCTGGTGTGCTCTCAGTAGCCACCACTTCAGCTAGCACCTCCATTCAGCTTTCTGGGGTCGTGGGCACAGTACCTTCTTCTGGTAGTGTTTGTTTCCTAAATAATGGCACTGCCGCCACTGTGGCCACGCCTAGCACGATCTCGTATACTGCTGTCACACAGAGTGGATCCACCGCCACCCTTACGATTACTGCGGGCACCGTAGGCACCTTGCTGGCAGGTATTCCATTCTCTTCGGTAAACGCCATAGGGTTTGGAACGCCTGCCCCCGGGTGCATTCCAGGCGGTGCGTGCATGGTCATATATGTGCAGCCAGCTAATGCTTCTTCCAGCAACGGGAACGTGTTTGAGGTTGAGTATTGCCAGCATGTTGAATATATTGGGCCTTTGACTTCAGCTCTTCATACCCCTACGCATTCTGACGCAAGAGGGTTTGAGATTGTGTCGACCGCCGCACAGCGTTTGCCTGCTGCGCGTGTGGAGAGCCCACAGGTGTCGTTACCCACGCTAATGTTTAATGAGATCCGTCAGGTTTTGCATGAGACTGCCCCAGTCGCCGTTCGTGGCGCTGGGAATTTCTTGCGCGCCGGGGTGTCGTATGGACTACAGCGATTGGGCAATTATGCCGTAAATAGTATGATGCCTTCCTCCCGTCTTGCCATTGGCATGTGACGGTTGAGGGGGCGCGAATTTCGG